AAATAAAACCAACCGGGGGCAGAGATGCCCCCATTTAAATATTCTATATGAACGAATTTGAAATTCATTTTATCAACGAAATAAAGCGTTTGCATATCCGCAAATTGGATGTTTTGGAATGTCTTGACATTACATTGCCAACGCTAAATTCTAAGATAAAAGAACCGGGGAGGTTCACCGTTGATGATATCAACAAACTCAAAAAACTAAACATTAATTTAAAACCACTAAACTTATGATGAGTGAAAACAAATCGATTACAACAAAGCTATTCCAAATTCAAAAGGAAATTGGCAAGATTTCAAAAGATGGAAAAAATAATTTTTACGGTTCAAAGTATTTTGACATAAATAAATTATTAGACCATATACTGCCGATACTTCAAAAGAATCAGGTTGTCATACTACAACCCATTGTTGAGGATGAGGTTCAAACCGTTATCAGATGCATAGAAACCGGCGAGGAGGAGGTTTCATCCATTCCACTATCCCAAGGGTTAGATGCCCAAAAGAAAGGCTCAGAAATAACATATTTCAGGCGTTACACTTTAGTAAGTTTATTGGCATTACAATCCGATGATGATGATGGCAATTCAGCATCAAGAAAAAAACCCCAAACACCAAAATCAAATTTTAATTCTAACACTAATATATTTTAATTATGAGCAACGAGAAGATTTATCCAAAAGGTTTAATCACATTCCCACCAAGGGAAAACGCACCGGAATTTGTAAAAGGTAAAATGATAATTACCTTGAATGAATTTGTAGAGTGGGCAAAAACTCAATCTGAGTATTACAAGGACTACAACGGTCAAAAGCAATTGGCATTTGACATAAAGGTGGGGGACAAGGGACTTTATTTTCAATTAGACACCTATAAGGGTGGGGAAGCAAAAACAGAAGTGGTAAAAGAGGAAAACGATTTACCATTTTAAACACTAACCGCACCCCTTCGGGGGTGCTTTTATTTTTATTATGATGCATTTTATTATTGATGAAACACCTGAATCAGACATATCATTTATGCAAGAACGGATAAAATTCCTTGAAAAAACCATTAAGCATAAAAATGAAAAAATAGAAAACTTGGAATGCCGGGTTGACTATTGGAAAACTGAAAATGCAAAGTTAAATACCAAACTTATTATATTACAATCTAAGAAATGAAAACACAAAAGGACTCAAACGATAACTATCATTCCCGACCTGAAATATCTGCATCGGGTCTAAAAACAATTCACAAAAAATCGGTTTATCATTATTTAAATCAAAGACCTTTTTCAAGTGATTCATTGGCACTTGGTACGGCAGTACACGAGGCACTTCTTGAGCCAAAGGAATTTGATAAAAAATATGCCATTGTTGATTATATACCAAGAGGGGAAGGGTATATGAAAAAGCGAAAAGAGCAACAAGAAGAACACAAGGGGAGGGAACTTTTATACATCAGCAATGACAAAGAGCAACCGGGAAATATTATTTTAAACATAAAACGCCAATTTATGCAAAATGATTTGGCAATATATTACACAAAGGGTGAGATTGAATTATCGCATTACGGACTCCACTATGGTGTTCCGGTTCGTGTTCGACCCGATGTTAAGGGTAATGGTTGGATCAGCGACATCAAAACGTGTCAAGATAATTCGCCAAGAGCGTTTTTAAGGGATGTTTACAATTATGGGTATCACTTACAAGCTGCATTTTATTCCGATGCATTAGGATTCGACCCAAAGACTTTTAGATTTATCGCAATTGAAACAAAGCATCCGTTTTCGGTTGTTGTGTATGGACTAAGCGATGAAATGATTGAAAGGGGTCGTTTTGCATATCAAAACGCACTTGAGGATTGGAATGAATATTTACAAACTGGAATCGCAAATGGCTATGGAACGAGTGAAATGGCAAAAGATGGTTCTTTAATACTATAAATTATGAAATTAAAAATTATTTTAAATGAGGTCAATGAGTTTTTAAATATTGACATTCAAAAAAACACAAGAAAAAGACAATATGTATATGGTCGTTTTTTGTTTTACAAATTAGCAAAAGAATTAAGTCCATTTTGTTCATCGGTTGTTATTGGTAGATTTTTAGGAAAAAATCACGCTACTGTTTTGCACGGCAACAAGCAATTTCAAAATATAATAAAATACAATCAAGACCCTGAATTAATTGATTATTATAATACATTGCTTTTGAGGCTAAAAAGCATTAAATATTTGTCAACTGATGCAAGTGCTATTCGAACCCAAATGATTGTTTGTAATCAAAAAAATATGAGGAAATATTATGCCCAATAATTTCAATAAATATTTAACTAAAGAGGACATATTTCAAAACGCCGTGATGAACTATTTTAAACTGCAATACCCGGATGCATTTGTGATTCATTGTCCAAATGAGGGAAAGCGAACACCGTATGAAAGATTTAAGTTTAAAAAACTTGGAGGGGTTGCTGGTGTCCCTGACGTCCTTTGCTTTGATTCTAATGCCGATTTTAATGGTTTAGCGATCGAATTAAAGATAAAGCCAAACAAGCCTACCGAAAACCAACAAAAGTGTCTTAAAACGCTTGAAAATAAGAATTGGAAAACTAGCATTTCTTATGATTTTGATGACTGTAAAAATTTAATAGATGAATATTTTGGAAACATTTGAGTATTTTAGTGGTATATATGCTTTGATTATGAGTGTTGCAGTTTTAATTTTAATGTTCAGCAAATGAGTATTCACGAGTTTAAAAACGTTTTTTGGAACGAAATCGACCAACGAGTTTGGCGAACCAATACATCAATGGATGATATTTCCATCCGGTATGATTACGTTGGAAGGATGACAGAAGCCGAATTTGAATTTTTTCTTGAAATACTTTTTGAACTTTTTGACGATGATAAAATCACAATAAAACAATTTCGTGATATTTTTGTTGAACTTAGAAGTTTTTCAAACCAACTTAAAGACATAACTGAGGAATAAAAATGAAACCAAACTATTATGCAATTATACCGGCAGATGTTCGGTATGATGACCGATTGACTCCAAACTCCAAATTGCTTTATGGTGAAATTACCGCCCTATCAGGTAAGAATGGCAAATGTTGGGCATTAAATGATTATTTCGCTAAGTTGTATAAAGTAGATAAAAGAACAATTACAAGATGGATTACAGACCTTAAAAACTGTAATTATATAACAGTAACAATTAAAAGAGATTCAGAAAATAAAATCATTGAACGTATAGTCAAAATTGTCGGGAGGTCACGACAAAATTGTCGGGAGGGTATAGACAAAAATGTCCTAGATAATAGTATAGTAAATAGTAATAATATTATAAATATTAATAACCGCAAATCAAAAACAAGCAAAAAAGTGTCTGATTTTGCGGACAACTATATTAAATGTTATGATGCCATAATTGAATTGTTTCCTCAAAGAACAAGACCAAAAACAACGGCACAAAAAATTAAATGGCTTGATACTATTAGATTGGCAGATGAAAAAGATAATTGCAACCCAAGGCAACTTTGGTGGATAGTGAATAAAGCAAGAAAAGATTCATTTTGGGAAAAAAATGTTTTAAGCATTCCGGAATTAAGAAAATCAAAAGAGGGTAAACTTCCAAAATTAGAACAACTGATTCAAAAGCTTGGAGGAAGGGAATTTGATGCATTACAATAAAAATAAAACAAGGGAAACTGAAAAAAGGTGTTTGGATGCACTTTCAAAATATGGCGATTTTAAGATGTCAGATGATGAGTTTTCGCCCTTTGATATTTATGGATACACAAACAATGTCAAAACGATTGTGGAGGTCAAGGAACGATCTGAAATGTGGGATCGATGGTATATCGAAAAACAAAAGATTGACAATCTCAGAAAATTAAAACATAAAACAAAAGACCCGCTCAGGATATATTTGATGATTGTCGTTGGAAATGATGGATTTCTTTTCAAGGTTGATGATATTTTTCAGATGGGAAAAATAGAGCGAATCCGAATGAATAAACAAACATCAAAAGATTTTCCGCATTCAGATATAAAAATTCGAAAAGAAATTATTAATTTTCACCACCAACTAAACTTATTAAAACTTAAATTAAATGATTGATGAATTTCTAAGTCTTGGCATTGAACTTAAATCCAACGCCAACGTACAAAAAACAAAATGTCCAAAGTGTTCTCACACAAGAAAAAACAAATCCGACCCTTGTTTGTCGGTAAATATTGAAAAAGGGGTTTACAATTGCCACCATTGTAATTGGTCGGGCAATGTAAAATTCAAGCCGAAAAAGGAATACATAAAACCGGTTGAAACAAAAATTGAATTATCTGATCGGACAATCGGATGGTTTTCTAAAAGGGGTATATCTACGGCAACACTATTCCATTGGAAAATTGGCGAATCAACCGAATATTTTCCCCAAGTAGATAAAAGGCGAAAAGCTATAAATTTCAATTACCATAGAAATGGCGAACTGATAAACACCAAATTCCGGGATGGTGAAAAGAATTTTAAAATGGTAAGCGGTGCAGAACTGATATTTTACGGCATTGACAACATCAAAGAAATGGACACTATTTATATCGTTGAAGGGGAAATGGATGCATTGTCGCTATCGGAGGCAGGGATTTATTCCGTTTGTAGTGTTCCCAATGGTGCATCTAAAGGAAACCAACGCCTTGAGTATCTTGACAACTGTTTTGAATACTTTACAGACAAAAAAGAAATAGTATTATGCACCGACAACGATGATGCCGGTTTATCACTTAGAAATGAACTCGCAAGAAGGTTTGGAAATTACCGTTGTAAATATGTTGACTTTGGAGAGTATAAAGATGCTAACGAGGTATTAACGGAAAAAGGTGCTGAAACACTTCGGTCAATATTAAAAGAAACCAAATCATTTCCTCTTGAGGGGGTGATAAACATCAACGACATTTGGCAAGATGTAATCAACTATAATGAAAAAGGGATAGTCAATTATTCAATTCAACTTGCAGACTCGGATGAGTGGTTTAAAATGGCTTTTGGGGAGTGGTCAACCATTACCGGAATACCCAATTCGGGAAAATCGGATTTTGTCGATCAAATATCTTGCAATCTTGCACTTAAATATGGATTTAGAACGGCATACTTTTCCCCTGAATCATTTCCATATGAAAGCCATATAAAACGATTGGCAAACAAACTAAATGAAAAGCATTGCACAACTGATGACCTTAACCGAACAAAAAACTTTATTGAAGAGCATTTTTATTTTGTAAAAATAGACCTTCAAAATCTAACACTAAAATCAATACTTGATAAATTCCGGGAACTCGTATTTCAAAAAGGGGTCAACGTTTTAACAATAGACCCTTGGAATATGCTTGACCATTCGGCACAAAAAGACCATTCCTATGTCGGTCGGGTACTTTCGGAAATTACCCAATTTGTACAACAAACAAACACACATCTTTTTTTGGTTGCACACCCAAGAAAAATGGAATCCGACAATGGCATTTTCAAAATACCAACACCTTATGATATAAGTGGTTCATCTGACTTTTTTAATAAGTCTTATAATTGCTTAACGGTTTACCGGTCAATTGGCGAAATGACAAAATATGAATCCGATTCGGTGCAAGTACATATCCAAAAGGTAAAAAGAAAAGAAAACGGAAAACAAGGATATTTCACCGTGGCACCTGATTTTAAAAATGGTGGGGTGTATAAACCTATCGATGAAAAGAAAAACAGAATTACAGTCGTAAAAGACACAATACCTTTTTGATGAATAGACAATTAGATTTATTTGATAATAAAGTAGATAAAGAACTTGTTAAAATTAAGGTTTGGCGAAATGATTTAATTGAATTGTGTTTTGATGATTATTTAGTCAATCGCCTTGGTCAAGTTTGGAGTGTAAAATTAAATAGATTTAAAAAAGTACAACCTAATAATCATCGTGGTAATTATTGTCAAGTCGCTTTAAAAAATGCCATTACAACTCAAGAAATGATTTATCAATCAAAAAGGCATTGGAGTAAAAAAAACAGAATGGGTTATAAAAATTTTTATGTCCATAGAATTGTTGCTTGTACTTTTTTAAATAATCCCGATAAAAATATTTACAGAATGGTTAACCATTTAGATGGAAATCCCTTAAATAATAAATTAGAAAATTTAGAGTGGTCAACTGCATCCGAAAATAGTTTGCATCATTACAAATTAAAAAACAAAAACCAACTAAAACTATTTTAATGAATCTAAACGAGTATTTTGATGCGTTCCGTTGGTGTGAAAACAATTCCATCCGATGCTATCCAAAACCTAAAGGCAGAGAGTTTATTTTGGTTTATGAGATAAACGGCGACCCTAAAACATCCGGCAAAACATATTCCAAAAAAGAATATGACACTAAGTGTAAAGAATTTTATATTTACCTTTACAAAAAATTTAAAGATGTTTGAAATTGAATTTTTTCCCCTCTACGGTTTTACGGTTGGTTTTAATTATTCTAATGATGACCGTTTAGAAATAGATGAGGAAAAGGATTTTAAACACACCATTCAAGTGTTCATTGGAAGATTTGGATTCAACATTAATTGGTATATTGATAAATAATGGCATACGATAAAAAAGA